TTCACCACCGTGTGATGCTTGGTCACCAAAAGTGAAAATTAAATTCCCATCTTCTGTTCTCACAACGAAAGAGTTGTGTTCTGTGTTTGCCACTGATTGAAAGTTAAATCTTTGCACACTTGCCACAGTAGGTTCTATTTCAACGTCCCACTTAACACCCTTGAACTTTACTGTCTTAAGTTTCTCGTTGATTATCTCAGCATTCATAAATCTGTAGTCGTTCTTGAAGTCACCCTTTTCGTTTTCAAAATGGATGCCTGTTGGAACTTGGGCACCATTACGTTCGCCCTTCAGTACAGTAATCTTTGCTTTCTCTTTGTATTCTGGACACTTCAAGTGTATGTCAAGTTTGCCAAGTTGTGGCATACCAAACGTACCGTCCATTTCCGTTTGTGGTTTGTGAAAAGATCCTTGCAAGATAACTGATCTGTCCTCAGCCATTGAATCGATTGTAGTTTCATCACTGGTGCCAGTGATTTTTACAAGATCCAAAAATCCCAAGCCATGCGTGTGCTTGACTATGTCTCTTAAGATATCTATCATAATATTCATTATACGTTATATTTAGATTTTAATCAAGTTCTATTTTATGAATTTTATAAAATGGTGGATTCAATTTACCAGGCTTACGGAATATGGCATAATTGGCCCCAGGCGCAAATTGATTCATTTCAATTACCTCGTATCCCTCGTCTATGATCATTTTTTCCATTGCCGTTTTGGTGTTGTAGTTCCAATAGCCTCTCTTTGCTTGTGCAAGATCATAATCAAAGTGACAGTCTGCGTACTGTATAAAGACGTAGCCTCCTGGAACTAACACTCTCTTCATATCATGTAGGTAATGCTGTATATGGTTCTGCGTGAAGAAAACAAAGGTGTCCCAACTGAACACAAAATTACAACTACCCTGTGGTATGTTATGGCATTCGTGTTTCCTTGTTAGGAAAAATTTAAGGTATTTTTTATGTAGTGGGTTGAAACGCCTTATAATTTTTTGTTCTAGTTCTGGTAAGATATCCAAGAAATAATTCAGTCTCCATGCCCGGAAATCTTTCGAGAACATGCCTGTACCTGGCCCTATTTCGAGGCTGTTGAACACGTTGCTTTTGCCGAATTGGTATATCTTAGATCTTATCATACGATTGATGTATTCGTTAACAATAGGTTTTTGCCTCTTTTGTTCTAAATCGAGTCTGAACCATTCCACTGTTTTGTCCAATCTGTTTATTTCTTCCTCGTTCTGCATGTCTATTGCATAGGCTAGATCTTTGAGTTTTTTCAAATTTTGGTCGGCTATTTCTTTCCAATTGGCCGCAGATAATTTTTCTAGTTTTTCTATCAGTAGTTTTATTTCTTCTATACTCAGCATACGTTATTTAGAATTCAAACAGTTTATTGAACGTATTATTGGTCTCTGTGGATTGTACGTCCCAACCCAGCACTCCTATTAGGTTATCAAGTTTTTGATCTAGTATTGTTTGTTCCATTGCATCACTGTCAAAAGGCAATTCCTTGAACCAATCTGGTATACGTAATTCATCTGTTGGATACGCAATACTGGTATAGTTCAGTGGGTTATTTTTCAGTTTACACACAATTACCTTTGCCCCATCTGTTATCGGCGTCGAGTATTTGTCGCCATACATCGTTCTACACTTGTTCCAGTTGATGCTGGCCCTAACATGTCCGGGCATGTTCGCCCTGCCTTGTTTTTCCTCTGCTTCGGAATACTTGGTCATGTTATTTGCTCTTTTGGGAGAGCCTTTCTCCCAACCCGGTCTGGATTTGAATTCTTCTCGGAAAGCACTTATTTTTTCCAAGACATCTGTCTCTGTTTTGCCCTGCAATACCATCATCAGTCCTTCACTCAGAAAGTCTTGCACGAACACCGGGGTGTCTGATCTTTTTAGATCCAATCCCATTGCTTTCATTTTACCTGGTTTTCCTGCTACATCAACACGTTCCCCTTCCTTGTCATAGTATAGTGCCGCATATCTTTTCTTTGTGATAAACAGACCTTTCGAGGCAACAAGTTCTCTGCCTGCTTTGATGACCGAACCCCTTGTAGTTGGACAATGAAATGCTTTATGCATGAAACCTGAAAATGTTGTGTTCACTTCTTCCGCGATCCTGTCATATAGACCAATGATGCTTTCTTTAGTCCACGGTATGGCACCAGATTCTATCTCTTTCTTCAATGTTTTGAATGCCGAGAAGTAAACAGAGTCAGTGTCCCCGTATATTACGCTCTCGCCCACGTGGTCGTATTTGCCTGCTATAATATCATTTACTTTTGCCGCCATGTGTTTTGTGATGCATCTGCCTGTTAGTGTTACACTTTGACCAATACGCATATCAAAGAATCTGCAACCTGGATTAAGTATAGCACCATACAAACTATTCAAGTTAATTTTTTTAACAAGTTGTCTTTTATCCCAGTACTCCCTTTCGATTTCGTTGTCACCGCAATCACGCATTTTCTGTTGCATTTCTTTTCTTTCAGCATACCAACGTTTAAGCAATCCCGGTATAATGCCTTCTAATTCATATGTAAATATTGTTCCGTTCGCACTCAACATCCATTTGTTGTTGCCATCAAATATAACTTCGTAAAGTTGTGCCGCACTCATACGCACACTTGTTTCGTCATTCCAATCTACTACTATCTCCGTGCCTTTTTCCTTGTTCATCACTGCTTGATATTCCCAACTTCCAAATTGATTATCCCATGCCGCCGCAAATGATTTTTTCTGTGATTGTGCTCTGTTAATTTCCGCGGAAGTTATTATTGGTCTAATCTGCACTACAATAGTTTCAGGTCCCATGTTCAATGCTCTAATAACACTTGGATACAGAGAGTTGATGTCAATAGATCCTATCCAGTCGTGTATTCCTTTTTTTGGAGTGGCAACATAAGCACCCGCCGCCGTTACAGGCTCGCCGTCTTTGTCTCTGAATTTCCTGCCAGGTACCTGCATACCACGTCTGTGTGCTTCGTTTACTATGGCCTGTTCGGTCACTGCAACAGCACCCATTGTTGTCTGTAGTAATACAGTGTTCTGGTGTGCTATCTCATTCGCAAGTTCTATGAACTTCAATTTCTTTTCTAGTTTGGCCAGCAGTGCAGTATCTTGCCTGTTATATTCTATAAACAATGCAAAATCATTGTTGTACAATGCGTCAAGCGATCCTTCGTATACTGTTTTACGTTCTCCTAATTCGTGTTCACCTATGGCATCTAATCTAAAACTGTGACGTTCCTCGTAAGTATATTTTCTGTACAACTCCAATAGATCCAAATGCACCCTTCCTATTAAATCATAACTCAATTGTTCTCTGCCGTATTTTTCAAAAATTCTACGTTTTGGTTTTTCTCCCCAGAAACACAATCTCCTTGTGTCATCACCACTGAGGACTTTCTGTATTCTACCCACAGTGTACGGAATATCATAACCCTCACTGTTCCAACCTGACAGTATGTCAGCGTCTTCTACTAATTGTAGGAAAGCGTCCAGCATGTCTTTTTCTTTCTCGAAAAGCATGGTGTTGTCGAATCTCTTTGTTAGTTCTTTCGCTTCGTTCATGCTCAAGGTTTTTGGTGGAACAGCGAAAGTTACCAGTTGATCCGTCCAACTCATATAACAACTGATGGCAGTTATGGGCATGAACGGATCATCTGTTGTGGAATAACCCCTTTCGGGATCAAAGTCCACCTCTATATCAAAGAACAGTACATTCAATTTGGGAGTTTCTTTACCTAAGTAATTTTCTTCCAAACATCTAAATACCGGATTGATATCATTTTCATACAGAGCCTTGTTGGATCTTATACGTTGCTCCTTTATGAATTCTTTTGCAGTGCCACACGTTACCTTTTGTAACGGCTCTCCGGTAATGGATTTATGTTTACCTCGGCTGTCTGGATAATAGAACACATATCTCGCATCGTATTCAACGAACACACGACCTTTTTTAGGATCTCGCTCTACTACATATATCTTGTCTTCGTCTTTTTTATATAATGCGTCTATGTAACTCATCTACCACCATCCCATTGCTACTGCGTATCCAAATACATTAACACATGTAAACCAACCTGTCAATATCATAACCCATGCCGCGCCACGTCTATAACTGGCATAGCATTGTGTTGTTGCACCAACAAAAAATGCAGGATAAATGTATCGCATATCTGGATTCACCGCCGTGATTGCCAATGTAAGACTGGCTCCCACTGTAAATACAAAACTGACAAGTTCAAAATAGAACGCTTGTTTGTCTGATTGATAACTGCGAAGCCAGAAAGATCTGACTTTTTGTAGCATTACAGTTTACCGGCTGAGTTCAATATACTTTCTAGTGTGTCCATGTCGTCGGCAATGTTTTGGTAGTTGCCTTTGTGTGCTACCGAAATGGCTTTGTTGATAAGTGCTGGTTTCAATTCAAGTTCTTCCGCTATTGCTTTCACTGTGTCTCTGAGACCTGCTCTTAAATCATCAACCTCACCTAGGACTTGCGAACCTTGGGAGATGATCTGTATTAGTTTTTGTTTTTCTGCGTCATTGAAGTTTCTTACTGCCATATTTTTCTCCTGTTGTTATTCACAAGTATATAACAGATCCTGCAATGAGTCAATGGATATTTGACTATTCTACGTTGCCTTTGTGTCGGCCTTTTTTGGCAGTTTCACCTTTTTGCATGGCCTCTGCCCAGACTATCATGTTGTTTACCAAACTTTTGACCATTCCTATCGTTTCCGAGTCTTTCAGTATTGCGTTCCTGCCCTGTGCCTCGGACTCTATGTTACAGAGTGGAGGTGTGGTAAGAGATAGATTTGATGCAAAACTGTATAAAGTTCCTGTGATGTGTTGCCATCCATCGACCCCGCCTGAAACTATACTACCAAAAACTTTGCCCATCATTGGTTTAAAATGGTTGTCGTCCAGGCTCCAGGTATCTATGTAATCCAGTCTCTCGATCAATGCCTGCGTGTGACTGCTGAACATACCCCACCATATGGGAGTTGCAACGATTATGCCTGCCATGTCCGGCTGTACCATCCTTTGTATCACTGGACGCAAATCGTCATTCTCGTCCTCTGTGCTGTTTTTGTAATTGAGTTCTGCCATGTTCACTATCTCACATTCGTGACCGAACTTTTCAAATCCAACTTTGACCATTTCACAGATAACAGAAGTGTTTGATTCTGAACTAGGTTTAAGGGTTCCGTTTATGATTATAAATTTCATTTACTTTTTCTTTTTTGTTGCCACGTTTTTTGCTTTACCACGTCTGTCGGGATTTGGATCTTTTCTACGTTTCCTTGCGGCCGCTGACTTCCTACCTTTTTGCCCAATGCGTGTGCTTTTGATCTTGGCAGGCATTTAGGTTTTCCCTCGCCTTTGGATTTGCCACCACAAGAACCTCTGATTTTTCCATCTGGTCCAAAACGCACCCATTTGTCTTTGAACCATTTCTTCAAGTTTTCGTTAAGTGACTCATTGAATACCAGTCCGCCACAGTTGACGCAGAAGTCCACGTCCTCTTTTTTTACGCAGTTGTTCACACGTTTGCCGAACATTATCTTGGTACCTTTCTTCTCGTACCCTTTCCAACAACGCTGACCTTCTAGCACTTCTAATATTTTCATTTTTTATTCCTACCAGCACAGTGAGCCTTTTGTGAGAATCCTTTTGGATTGCTACAATTAATAGACTTTTTATATTTTTTACTCCATGCTTCTTTTACTCTGTATGGATATGCCATGATTGAATGGTATCCCATTGTGGCTTTACCCTTTGCTCTCTTTTCATATTTTTTTAGAATTCTGTCCACATCTGGATGGACGTATTTTGTAGCAAGTATTTCGCCTATCTTCATTTTTTACTGTTACCCCAGTTAGCCGCACCTTTTTTACGACACTGCACCAGAGCACCAGAGGCGTAAGCCGAAGGCCAAACTTTGTATCTTGATTTTACTTTGTGATAGC